TGAAGAAAGAGCTATAACTTACGATGCAGTTGTTTATTTAAGAAACTCAGATATAGACGTAGTAGACTCTTCTGTAGATGATGTAGATGATTTAGAAGAAAAAGAATTATCTAAAGCTGACAAAAGTAAGCTTAAAGATATGAGTAAATCTTTAAAGAAGTCTTCTAAAGGCCATGCCGGTCAAGCTAAATATATAGATAAATTAGTCAAAGAAGGTAGAGGTGATATGGATATCATCAAAGGAATTATTAGAGATAGAGCTAACGAATCAGGATTTGAAGAAAGAGAAGAAGCTGCTGAAGTAATTGCCGGTATTGCAGAAGAATATATGTTAAGTCTAAAAGTAATACAAGCTTATATGGACTCTGACGGACCTGTTAATCCTTTTTCTGTAAATGAGGATGATAATATAGTTAAGGATTTATCTCAAGCTGATAAAGTAATTAAAATTATTAAAATGATGAACCCTGAGGTAAGACAAGATTTACTTACTAAAATAGCTAGAATGGGTCAAGATAATATAAATGAAGATGATTTAGTATCTATTACTGACGGACAATATGCATATATAAAAGGAATAATTGATATTCTTAAATCAGGAGAAATGCCTCAAGATATAGAGTATAGAAGAGAAGCTATAAAAGCTTTAGCTAGTTTACTTAGGAATCCTGGTAGTATAAAAGAAGATATGGACGTAGGACATCAAGACGATGAACCTAGTATGTTAAAAAGCACTGCTTATGAATCAGCAGCTTATGCAGCTAAATTATATAAAAAATTAGCTAAGTATGATCAGTTTGATGGAGAAGTTGATTTTCCTAATTGGTGGCAAAGTAAATTAATCTTAGCAAAAGATTATTTATCGAAAGCTTTTCACTATATTGATTCTAAAGAAAAGCAACCTATGATAGACAAATTAGCTTTAGAAAATAAACAAGTTAAAGAATCTCCAGAACAAGAAGATGCAGTTAATGATCTTAGAAATATTGTAGATCAATTAGAGGAATTAGGAGAAGAAGCTAGAGACTTAGTAAGACAGTTCTTTCCTAATGAACTTTCAAGATTAGATGGATATAGAGCTTTTGAATTTGCTTACTCTTCAAATAGGTATGATACGACTTTAGGTAAATTTGTTGATAGATTAGAAGATGGAGATTATGACGATTTAGACGATGATGATTATCCAAGAGAAGGGTTAGATAGTGATTTACCAAAAGGTAAACATTCAATAGGTAACCTACAGAAAGTACATGGAATGATTGTAGATAAGATGAAAGAGCTAGCTAAACTATATAAAGAAAAAGGCGGCGAACATGAATATAGAGGTCATTCTGTAATAGATCATTTAAAATCTTTAACTAAAAAGAAAAAACAAGTAGAAGATGCTTTAGATAAAGCAGTATCAGGTAAAAATAAGGATCAACAATTAGATCCTAATGTAAACGAAAAAAAATACAGAATAGGAGATAAATGGTCAGAAGATTTTGATTATGAAGGTATGCTTACAAAAGCATCTAAACTTTCAATTCCTAGAAAAGGACCTAATGAAGGAGGATTAAAAGTATTACAAGCACTTTATGATTCATTCGAAGATGTAAATTATCATTCTGAAAACCAACATTTAGGTACTGCTATTGATGCATATAAGAATGGGGACAATGAAGAAGGAGCAAAACATTTAAAAATGTTTAAATCAGCTGCTTTAGAAACTTTGAAAGGAATTAATGAAGGAGAAGTAGCAGAAAGAGCTCCTGGATTCAAACATGATTGTGCTGCTAAAGTAGTGCATGAAAAATATGGTAAAGGCGATTGTATTCCAGAAAAACATACATTAGTTAAAGAAGGAAGTAAATATGTAGTTACACACTATGATGTTTTATTTGAAAATGGAAAAACAGTAAAAGATATCCCGGTTAGTGAATTAGATATAAAAACTTCGAATGAACACTGGCATAAAGGGTATAAGAAAAAAGGAAAATAATAAATGAAAAGAAAAGACTTAGAAAATATTATTTTAGAAGCATATAGTGAAGTACTATTAGAAGCAGATATGAAAGATGCTGATAGTCCTACTGCATGGAAAGATTTATCATCTAAAGTACAGAATCATCTTAGTAAGACAGTAAGCTATAAAGGTAAAGCAGCACCAGGAGATCCTAAACATGATTTTATAGACTCAGGTAGAGATACTTATTTTTTCACTACTGAAGTTGATAAAACTACCGGTAGAATTTCTCATGCAGTAATAAGGTTAGCTTCTTTTGAAAATCTTTATAACAGATATTCTAAGATAATCTCAGATATAAAAGACTTAATGAGATCCCCAGATGTAAGAAAAGATACATCAGCAAGAGAGTTATTTGAATTAATAAAAACTAACTTTAGAAAACTACAAAGATATTTAAGAATCGAAAGACCTGAGCAGTATGATTTGATGAAAATGAGAAGAACTTATGAAGAAACAAACAACTTCATAAAAGAGTCTAATTCATCAGCAGCTATGTACTTAAGAGTATTAAATGAAAATTTATTAGATCAAGTAAATGAGCAAGAGCCAGAACCAGAAGAAGCTCCTGATATGGATGCTTCTAAAGAAACTGTATTAGAAGATTCTACTGATAAAATATTAAATAAATTTCCTACACTTAAAAACGTTATAATAAAATTACAAACTGAAGATTTCAAAGACTTCGTAGAAAGTATCGATTGGGTTTCTCCTAGACCTTCATCATTTAGAGTAAATCTTAAAAATGGTCAAGACTATATTTTAAAGTGGTTAGGAGATGGATTCCAAGCTCAAATAATGGGTAAAAGGTATTTCTTAAATAAAATAGACGAGTATCAACAAGCTTTAGATAAGTTAGAAGTTCTTTATAGACAAGCACCTCTACCTTCAGGACCTCAAGGTGAAGAAGGAGGAGAAGGTGCAGATGGTGACTTTGGATCAGCTGACACTGGAGGAGGAGACTTTCCTGGCGGTGACGCAGGCGGAGGAGGAGCAGAACCAGCTCCTGATGCTGGAGGAGAAGAAGGAGGAGCTGACTTAACAGATGAACCTATCGACTTTGAAGCTGGAGAAGAACCAGAAGCATAATGAACGTAATAGATAAATTATATACTGAATGGGCCTGGAGATCTAAATCAGGTACACCGGATATAAATAATCCGGAGGATAAAGCTGTCTTAGATAATATAATAAGTGGATTAGTAGAACAAACCGAATCTCCTTATGCTCAGTTACAAGTAAATATATCAAAAATTAAGGATGATCCTGAAGCGGTTGAGTATCTCAATAGATATGTAAATAGCAGAAGATTTAGAGCTCCATTCAATGAATATATAGCCAAACAAAATATTGATAGCAATACTTTAGAAGACACAGATGCTCCTGATGCAATATTTAATATTTTATCCAAAAATGGAGACTTAGAAAAATATATGGAAAACCTCGATAAATTACCTGGTTTTGGTTCCTTAGGATCTAGCGGTAATTTAGTAGCAGCTTTAGATTCGATTATATCAGCAGAATCAGCAAATGCGTTAATTAGGTTAGGAGGGATGGAAGGTGGAAGAGGTGTAGGTAAAGCTGAATTAGGCTTAGCTACTCTTTGTAAAGATGTTACAATGATGAAAGGAGAAGCTGGAGATTTAAATTGGAATGGATATTTAGAAGTTAAAGGTTCGAGAGCTAGATTAGGAAAAAGAGATCATGAATTTACTGGAGGTAAAAAATTATTAGAACTTGCTGCTGCAAACGAAATAGAAGATGAAAAAATAAAAGCTACTAATTTATACAATGCTCCAGAACTTTTATGTTCAGCTTTACTTAAAAAAGGAGTAAATAAAGAAACTGTAATAGCAGCTTTAAAAGATGATTTCAAGCAAGTATATTCTGAACAAGCTGTAAATACTATTAAAAACTTAGATAACCTTAGTGTTGATCTAAGAATAGCATACTTTACAAATTACTGGTTTAAAGAAGGAGTAAAACATATTATATTTGTAGATACTGCATTTAATTTTGGTAATTACCTATCATTTGATTATGATAAAACTATTAGTTATATAAAACAAAATCCAACTAGATTTTGCACTCCTATAAGATATTCTCAATTAGGTCCGCAAATATTTACAAGTGGGATTAAATAGTTATGGCACAAGATATAAAAAAAATAATCGCACAAGAATACCTTAAGTGCGCTAAAGATCCGGCGTACTTTATGAGAAAGTATTGCTATATTCAACATCCTACTAGAGGTAGAATTTTATTTAATTTATATCCTTTTCAAGATAAAATACTTCATTTATTTAAAGATAACCAGTATAACATAGTACTTAAATCTAGACAGCTAGGTATTTCTACTTTATCTGCTGCTTATTCTTTATGGTTAATGATATTTCATAAAGATAAAAACGTACTAGCTTTAGCAACTACTCAAGCAACAGCAAGAAACTTGGTTACTAAAGTAATTTTTATGTACGATCAACTACCTAAGTGGTTAAGGCTACCCTCAGTTGAAAAGAATAAATTATCGTTAAGATTGAAGAATGGTTCAAGAATAGCTGCAAAATCTTCGAATGCTGATGCTGCTAGATCTGAAGCGGTATCGTTACTATTAATAGATGAGGCAGCGTTTATAGATAATATTGATGAAACATTTACTGCTGCACAACAAACACTAGCAACTGGTGGACAATGTTTAGCTCTATCTACTCCTAATGGTGTAGGTAACTGGTTTCATTTAACTTGGGAAAAAGCAGTAACTCAAGAAAATAGCTTTTGTCCTATAAGATTACCATGGACAGTACATCCTGAAAGAGATGAAAAATGGAGAGAACAACAAGACTCAGATTTAGGTCCTAGAATGGCTGGACAGGAATGTGATTGTGATTTCTTAGCATCAGGGGATACAGTATTTGAACCAGAAGATATGGGATATTACGAGCAAACATATGAAAAAGAACCTATGGAGAGAAGAGGTGTCGACGGTAATTTATGGGTGTGGGAACAAGCTGATTACTCTAAATCTTATATGGTATGTGCTGACGTAGCAAGAGGAGATTCAACAGATTATTCTGCTTTTCACGTATTTGATATAGATAATTGTGTTCAAGTAGCAGAGTACAAAGGTAAGATATCTCCTAAAGATTTTGGTAATGTATTAGTAGCTATCGCTGCAGAATATAATGATGCTTTATTAGTAGTAGAAAATGCAAATATTGGGTGGGCTACTATAGAACAAGTAATGGAAAGAG